GTATCGGAAGCTGCATTTCCAAGTGTTGTATTTCCTTCGACAGATAGAGTGTCACTAAAAGTAACAGCACCAGATGCACCAAGGGTTGTAAATGCTCCGGTACTAGCAGAAGAAGCACCAACTGTAGTCCCATCAATACTTCCACCATTTATGTCAGCCGTATCAGCAACTAAAGCATCTACAGTTGCTGTCCCATCTAAATATAAATTTTTAAACTCAAGAGAGGTTGTACCTAAATCAATGTCATTATCTGTAACAGGTACAATAGCTCCATCTTGGATTCTTATCTGCTCTACAGCAGCTCCTCCAACTTCTACATACACTCCCCAGCGATTGTTTGTACTATCAACAACAATTTTATTAAAAAAATCTAAATCCCCAATAGTGTGGATGTTACCACCTTGTCCAGCACTCCCATCATGTCTATGCCCAGTAGAGCTTGCACTGGAAGTAGAATAACTAAAAGCATTTAATAGCTGATTATATTCTTCGTTAAATAAAGAAGCTGTTATAGTATCGCCATCTGAAAAAGTGCTTTGTCTTGTGTAATTTTGTGCCATTATTATCTCCTACCAGATGGCATATAATCTAGATAAAACCCATTTATAGCATAGGGCCTACTTGTATCATCAGTTCTAATTCTTAAACTTACAGTATGACCACTACCTGTTAATGTAGTCCTAACCATTGGACTTCCACTTGCTCCAAAAGAAGCAGAGCCAAACAAAACTGTATCTTGACCGAATATAGCGGGTAAAGGTACACCTTTAATTGTAATTTCATTTGGTTGAGGTATGTCTGAGCTTTGGTAATCGTATCTAACTCTTAATGAAGGAGCTACATCGCCTTCAGGAGAAATAGAAGTTTTTACATATTTTAAAGTTTTTAATGTTCCAATATCTCCAAAGTCTAAATCTGGAGTTTCATAAGTAGCTAATATGTTATTTTCACTGCCGTTTACTAAAAAAGAAAATCCTATGTCATGATTATAAACATAACCGTCTTTGTCACCATGATAAAGCCGTTCTATCCCATCTTTATCAAAACCAGAGTTTAATCCAAACGCTTGAATACCTTTTGTTTCAGACCACTCAAAGCCTTGCCCTGTGAAAGTACCTATAATTCCTTTAGAAGTTAGAGGTGACGCAGTAGCTTCTGAATAGAATAATCTATACTGAGATTTAGATCTTAATACAGTGCTGTCAAGTTGAAAATCATTTATGTTATTAGCTATAGTAGTTATTAAACTTTGTATCTGTCTAGATACTGAGCTTAACTCGGTATCTCCAATACGTGCTGTACCTGCAACTGTGCGAATACCATCAGGTGCTAGAAAAACTAAATCACCGCCAACTTCTTGAATACTATACCCACTAATACAACCTACATTTTCTGCAATAGGATCGATACGTATATCTGAAGAGCTATTTATGTTTATTAATTTATGTATACTGTTTCTAGCAAAAACAATAAGATCAGTTCGGAAACCTTTAATTCCTTGTATCTGATCTGATATTGTTACTGAACCTGCTCCACTTCCACTAAAATCTGTAGGGTCGTTATATACGCTGTAATAAACAACATTCAAGTTGTCTGCTACGCCTGTAGCAATTAAATGATGATCGTGTATTGTTATGTATTTTACTGCATTTGTACCATCTACTGTAATTTCTTGGGCAAAGAATGTACGTGTACTAATATCACCAGTACCTTCCATTCTAAATGTATATAATTTATTTGCACCATCAGCAATAACAACTTGACCATAATCAAAAGTAGCACCTTCAAATACTACAAATTGACACTGCTTTTGTCCACTTCTTGTCAGTACGGAGCGTCCGGTAAATGTAGAATAGTTGTCTCCGGTATTAGCTACACTACTACGATTTATTTTTATCCAACTTGTACCTGTATTACTAAAAAATATATCAGTACCAGAACAAACTATAACGCCATCAGCATAAGGAAATGTGCCTAGTATTTGATTAGACCCGTTTGGTTTAGCAGCAGAATCTCCTCCATAAGCTGTAAATCCATTTACACGTTTATAGCCTCCATCGGGATCTACTTCAAAATTTACAAGTGAAGTAGCAAATCCCGGCTGACCTAAAAGCTCTAAAGAGTTTAGATTAGTATTTAACCCGCCTTTACAGGATAAACCAAATGCTAAAGACATTAAATAAATACCACTCTATCATCTTTAAAATAAGAAGTGTTTGGGCCTAGTAGATTTTCTCTCATGCTTCTAAGTCCTTTTTTATAATCGTCTAAAGCAAACGCAGCAGACTGAGGATTTTCTTTAAACTGATGCATAAAATATCTAGCTTTTGCTAGTAGCGTAGTACTATAAACATCAGGAAATACAATCTCATCCGAATGAGCAGAAAGCTCTGTAGGTAAATCATAAGCAAAAAACCACACTTTATATACTTTGTCGGGTATTGGGCTTAATGCAAACTTACGTCCATCTTGACTTCTTATAACTGCATTAGGCTCACCACCCTGCGCTTGGTCAGCATCATCAGCATTTTCTTTAGTACGCCTAAAATCTTTCCAAGTATCCATAGTTATATAGCTAAGATTTTTAGATACATAAGGAACAGTTTCTCCCGAAACTCCAACTGTAGTGATATAAAAATTATCCCACTCAATAGCTCCATAGTCTGTTGTTAGACTGCTACTTGCTGGTTTTAGCTCATACCACCTTGTACCTGCCACAGTATCTACAGACACATTACCGTACATTGGGTCAGTAGCTCCACTTTCGGCTGTAGCTAAAAAAGGCCACTTAGGTTCTTCGGTTACAATATCTAAGTAAGCTCTATTTATACAGTCTTTAGCATGGGCCTGTATTCCAATAGCAGAACTAAAGTTAGCAGAAGTTAATACTACTTCATTTAACTCTCGCAATAATTCGTTTGAAAGCTGCAAAAAAGTTTTAGCCATTATTTTTTATGAACCTTTTGAATATCAAAGTTTGCAGACTTTGAAGATCCTGTATGTTTTTTATAACCATCTTTAGGATCTTTCATTAGTTTGTAAGATTTACCATTTTTCATCCAATGATAACCTTCAGGAGCTTGAACTTTCATGTTAGCAAGGCTTCGCAGTTTGCATTGCATTGGCTACAGAACCGCCTTTGCTATACTCTCTACGCGCAGCTTTGTTACCATCTTTTTTAACTTTACTACCGTGGCCGTATTCCATTCTTCCACCGCCCATCATTTTCTTTTTATTACCGTACATCATGTTATTTATCCTCTCGATGATTTACAGGATTATTAGGATTTCTAAAAATTTTGTCGTAGTTAGCATCAGCCTTTTTTTTATCTTCGTTTCTATAATATTTAGAACGAATTTTTATTTTACTATCAACATTAAATCTTAGGGGATTTTGTTCGCTTCCAATTTGAGGCACTTATAAACTCCATCAATTAAAAGGAAGGAGGGCTTTTTACAGCCCCCCAACCTAAACTCACTAGTCGATACCGTAGAAAGCAGATACCAGAGCTTCTGGACGCAGTACTTTGGCTCCATAAACATGAAGGCCACGTACAATATCACCAAAGCTGGAGGGATCACGAATCACTTCAGTATTAACGATAGTTTGAGCAGTACATGTAGAAGACATGTGACCAGCAATGCACTTACCTGCGGCATTAGTAGTCGAAGCAATGTTGTTGCTCTTGTACATATCAAATCCACGTAGCTTACCAGATGATACCAAACCATTACGGATTGAACCTTGACCTGCATTGAAATCAACGCTGATCAGCTTGGAAGAACTCTTCACTAGCTGCTCATAGAACTCTGGATTAGCAAGGAACCAACGACCCTCTTCAGGAACATTTTGCTCGTCAAGAAGACGGGCCATGTGTGAAAGAACGTCAATTGGATCATGTTCAGAAGAACCATAGCCAATGTCAAGATTACCCGTACCATCAAAAGTACCTTCAGCAAGATCAGTTGCGTTATCAGAACCTAAGATGTGGTTAGGTGTAGCTGCAGATACTCCTGCAAACATTGATGCAATTACGCCTTCATCGAAAGCATCACGCAAAGAATATGCTGCAGAAGAAGCAGCGACTTCACGGAAGTTTACGTGAGACATATTACTCTCAATATCATCTACGATGAACTTGAAAGCATTTGCTGTATCGACAACCAAGTTTACTTCTTGGTCGGTCAACTTAGTTTGCGTTACATCTGCACCACGCTCATACTGATAAACAGTAATAGTTGGTTCTTTGATGATTTTTACAGAATCTCCATAAGCACTAATCTCTCCTGCGT